TTTAAAGCGCAGTTGCCGGTAGACGATCAACTTTTAATTGACAATGCAGAGCTACAAGATTTAGAAAGACAGAAACGTGTTGAAGAAATTGAATCTTGGCAAACCTCCAAGGACGCACCGTTACCTGTAGTCTCTGTTGAAACCGCTATTGATAACCTTACTGACGGAGACATAAAGACCGCTTTAGAAGCTGACTTGAAAGCTGTTACAGATCAAATACCAGCAGAAGGTAAAGAATATAGCTACGCAGGACAACGATCTAAACTTGCTGCACAAATTAAAGCAATAAATGAAAGGGCTTTTAGAGCTATCGTTGCAGAAGACTCTGCCAGAATAGCAGATGAAAGATTTGATCGAAGCACTATAAGACAGGTTGAAGCAGACATTGCTACGTATCGTCCTACTAAACAACAAGTAGAGACTAGAGCATCTGAGTTAGACCAAAAAGAAGGTGCTTGGGGTAAAGGTGTGGAAGAATATTACAAGGACGCAGAAACACAGTTAATTAACGAGTATAGAGAACGTCAAGAAGGACGCTTAAAAATATTAGTACCTTCTTATGACCGATCTAACTCTTCTGAAGAAACAACTACTCGTGAGTTTGACTCAGTAGAAGAAGCTGAGGCTGCAAATCTTCCAGCAGGGACAGAAGTTATAATCAACGGTCGTAAAGCTATTGTGGAGTAATATTAATGGCTATTCGTTTTATTGATGAGCCAGAAACAACTGTTCGTTTTCTTGAAGAAGATGTTGAAAACACTCTTGTTGATAATGTTCAGGCGGCTAACCAAAAAGTATTGGATGGTTTGTTTCTTGGCTTTGGTGATGAGTTTGTTGCGGCTTCTCAAGCTACATCTGATGAGTTTTTAGAAGCCTTTAGAGTAGCGCCGGGAACTTTAAAAGTAAAGGCTCTTGCTGGACTTTCTTCAGCGGCGTTATCTTTATTTGATGAAGAAACAGCCAGTGATTATGAAGAATCTCTTCAAAGAGCAAGAGACATTGAAGAAAGGTTTGAAAAAGAAAACCCTATACTTTCTATTGGTTTAGAACTAGGCGGTGCATTACCAACTATTATTGGTACAGGCGGTGCTGCTGGTGTAGGTGTGGCTGCAACACGTGCTGGTAACATTGGCAGAGTGGCTGCAACATCTGCTGCTGAGGTAGCTGCCTATGAAATAGGTGAAGGTGAAGGCGGTATAGAAGCTAGAGTAAGAGGTATAGATCCTGCTTCTGTTGCGTTAGGTGCAACCATTGGAGGAATTGGTGGTGCTTTCTTAAAAGGTGTGGCAGAAACTCCTAAACAAAAACAAATATTTGACAGAGCCACAGCGACAAGAAAAGACACTATTATAAGTGAGTCTACAGGCGCAGTAACACGTGGTCCTTTGCGTGTGTCAGATAAGACCGTTGCTGATCCTGCTGCTTCTGCTATAGAAGGTATAAAAAAAGTCACTGATAAGTTAGGACTACGGACAAAAACATGGGCAGCTGAGAATGTCGATGAAGTAAACGCACGTAAGTTGGTAGACAGCGACGGTCAAACAATGCGTACTATGGCGTCTACTATTCAAACTTTAGACAACGCTACTGGTAAGTCGGGGTCTTTAGCACGTTTAGATAACTGGTTTGAAAAAACTGAAGCGGGTCAAAGAGCTAAGAAGTTTTTAGCAGACGCAGGTAAGACCGGTAAATACGGTGTTGTTGACGACGCTGCTACAAGACAAGAAACTTTTAACAAGGCTTATAATATTATACGTTACGAAGCACCTACAGAATTTAGAAAGACGTTTGATGCGTTAAACGCTGAGTTACGTAAGGTTAAAGAATTAGATCCCGGTAACATAGCTACTGGTGACTATATGCCTTTACATATTAAGAGGGGGATACAAGCTGCTGATAGGACGGGGGATTACAAGTCTCCTGTTGCTTCTGTTTTGGAATATGTAGAAGACGTTAGAGTCGCTCACACCTTAGCTAAAAACTACGGAGTAGATATAAGAAAACTACGTCCTGTTAACAGTGCTAATGACCTTAAAAACATGGCTACTAAGTTAGAAAAGCAAGGTGTCTCTGAAGAAGAAATATCAAAACAGATTTCAAAGTTGATTAGTGAAATACCTAAATCTAATACAGAGTCTGTTATTAATGCAATCTACAAAAAAAGTGACGATCTTTCAGAGGCGCAGAAAGCAAACCTAAAAGATATTCTTACCACAACTTTTATCAACGGTAGGAAATCAACGAACCAAGGGCTAGATGCTTTACGTGTTGTAGTCTCAACGTCACAGCTTGCTAAACTTTCTAACGCTATTCTTAACCTGTCTGAAGTAGGTATTGCTGCTACTAACTTTGGTATTGTTAACGCACTAAAGGCTTTACCGGGTTCTGTTAGATCTATGTTGTTAACAGACGGTGACAAAATAGTAGACGACTTTGGCAACACGCTCAGAGCTGCTGACTTAGGGATTGTAAACCAATTCTTAGGAGAAATAAAGCAAGCTGGCGGAGGTAAAATAGATAAGACTGCTGATAAACTTTTTCAAATCTCCGGTGTCAGAAAGATTAACCGCTTAGGTCAAGAGGTGGCAATCAACGCTGCTCTTAACAAGGCACGTAACTTAGCCAAGAAAGGTAAACTATCAGACTTTAAAGCAGCAAAAGGATTAGATCCTTCAGAGCTTAAGATAATCGAAGATCAATTAAAAAAGAAAAACATACAACATCCTCTTATAAAAGATCTTATCTTCAGAGAGCTTACGGATGTTGCTCCTGTATCTAGAGTGTCCATGCCTAAAGCATTTAACGAACACCCTAACGGAAGAGTTTTCTACAGTATGCTTTCGTTCATGATTCAACAACAAAACCTGCTTAGAGAAAACGTAGGTAGGAATGTTGTTAAGGCTTACAAAGAAGGTCTTAATACTAAGAAAGGTAGAGGGCATTTAAAAGAAGCGGCTGATTATGGTCTACGTTATACAATTCTAACAGCAGGTTTGTCAGGATTCTTTGACGACGGTCGTAAGATTTTACGTGGTGAAGAACAGGCTGAGTATGATCCTGTCGAGTCAACAGCTAATCAGCTTGCTGGATTAACGACATTCGGTATGGTACAGCCTAGAGCTGAACAGTATGGTCGTCCCACGGTTGATCCTTTAAACCCACCACAGCTTTCTATTGTTAGAGATGTGGGTAGTCTAGTGATTGAAGGTGCAATGGGTGAAGCAGACATGGACGATGTTGGTAGGGTTATGCAAAGATGGCTACCCATCGTCAGCACAGTAGATGATTATCTAAGATACATGGACGACGGGCAGCGTATTTTTGTAGACTAAATCTCGCAGTTGTTACCAGTACAGGCTAACGTCTGTGATCCTTCAGTCATGTCAGAGTTTTCAGAGATGTTCCACTCAATTGTCTCTGGAAACTCTTCCTTCAACTTCTCATAAGTCTCTAAGTCAATAGGCTCATAAGGTGCTTGCTGATAGGTATGCTCTGAGTACGGCAAGAACGACACACCACTGATCTTATCGAACTTGTTATACAGCCACTGACCCACTTCAAGAAACTCATCGTCTCTATAATAACAAGTCATTGACGGTTTGTGTTCACACCAGTAGTCCTGATAAATCTCCCATAGCTCTAACTGTTCCATAGCACCCATCTCAGAGGCTACTACAGCCCCGTCAGGAGACTTTATAGGGAAGGAGAATACCTTGGTACTGGGTGACATAACATCGTCTTCTACGGGGATTCCAGCCTCTTCAAGGACGGTGCAGAGGGGGTCTCTTGCGTCTGCTCTGACTCGTCTAATATATTGATCTGAGTATCTAGGGTGGATGCCGCTAGCAGAATCAACCAACTGGCTAACAGTGCCGGAAGGCTTAACAGCAGTAATGGCAGTGCTAACATTGATACCAAGACGATTAGCCCAATCTGCGTTAGTCTTAATAGACTCCTCTTTAAGCTCCGTAAGCCACGTTTTAAGAACACCTTTATCTCTCCTTCCTGATAGGGTTGGATGATCCATGATACCTGTTAGGCTAACACCCAACAAAGCCTCTTCCTCTGTGTTCTTCTGCCATACCTTACGTAGGTAACGGAAGTCTGTCAGGGTAGCTTGTAAAGTTCCAAGGATAGCCGCAGTACGTACTTTTCGTTTAAGGTCTGAGAGCGTATCGGTTGACCTGACAACAACTTCTGATAGATTGCAGAATTGGTTAGGCCGTAAGATGATTTCGCTACATGGATTAGTTCCAAAATCATAGGAAGCATCTCGTCGCTCGTTCTTTGCAGCTTGCTTTTGACTTGCGACTCTAGAGAACATACCTCGCTCTCCTGAACGGGACTCGTATAAACTTTTCCACTCATTTAAAAATGCCTCGAAGTCTGGCTTCTCTGTATAACAAGCACTGTTGTTTGCTAGTCCTCGTTGAGGATTATCTTGCCACCACTGGCCTGACTTGCATCTTCGGAGTCTATCGTCAGTGAGGTTAGACAGACTGATGAGAGCGGACCTGCGTACACCGCCGACGACAACGATCTGTGCAATCTTACAGCAGATATCATGACATTCGATGGAGCTAAGTTTACGTCCAGCAGCCTCCCGAAAGACGCTGACTGTGAAGTTGAACAGATCGACAAGAGGCTCTGGACCAGATGCTCTACCTCCGAAGGTCTTAAGGGCTGCCCCTGCAAGTCGTACTCCAGACACGTCCCATTTTGGAAGTTGGCCTGAATACAACAAGCTAATAAGTTCCCGGTAAGCTTTAGCCCATCCAATTTTGCTATCGGCGACGTGTATAACGGTATCGGTATCATGAAATTCCTCCGCTACTTCTGGTAGTTTAGATACGTATTGTCGTTCAACAGAGTAGCCTACGCCTGTACCGCACATAAGTACGTACATCATCTCGTCAAACGCTTTAGGGTGGTCAATAGGTAGGTAGCTACAATTGAATCCAGCTACGTTGTCACGGTCAAGGGCGTCACCAGCAGTCATTAACGCTCTCATGCTAGGCATAACATCCATGTCGTGAATGTCTTTAAAGATACCGTTAGCTTCTTCGAGTGTTAACTTACCCTTCTCAATCCAGAAGTTTAGATACCTGTCGATTGTTTCTTCCCAAGTCTCACGTCGCTGCTGATCTGGTAAGTAACGAGCATAGCGGGACTTGTGTATGTACTGTTGATATGCGTCCATTAATTCATTTCCTTTATTAATCGTTCAATATACCACTTACACTTACGTAAGTCTTCAATGGGTTTACCTTTGTAGTCGTATCGCCACAGATACTTCAGTGCGTTACCCTTGAGATAACCGTGAAACTCGTTATCCGGCATGGACGCTTTGATAGCTTCAATAGCCTCTATTGCACCTTTGTTGTAGTGGTCGGGTTGTTCAACAGGGTCAGGTGTTTTCCTGATAGAAAGCTTTGCTAGCTCTCTAACTTTGTCCCACTCCATTGGACTTGCGTCATCTATACTCATCCGTACTTCCTCCTAAGATAGTTCATGCTAACAGGCAGCTCATCGAACGACCCGTTGTTAACTTCATTAAGCATCCAAATACCAGACCAGCTTCCGTTAGTTTGAGGATTCAAGTAGTCCTCACTGTGGTTATAAAAGATACCAGCAAACAACCCAGTGATATTACTACCGTCTGCCTTACGAGCGTAGGCTATGTCACGGTCTTGCACGTGTCCCATAATGCACGACATGAACTTCTTTTGCAACATGAGTTTTGCACATGTGACCGGCCTTCCCATGACACCGCTGGTAAAGTAGTGGCAGTAGGCAACACCGTCGATGACGATTGGTTGTAAGAAAGGCACAACCTCCCATCCAAACTTTTCCAGATCGAAGTCATCATAGCTCATCAAGCCCTCTAGTTTAGCGTCAGCTTCAACAGCCCTTTCAATCCGATGCTCATGGTTTCCTAACAAGAACACCATTCTAGGGTTCCATATTTTCTTTTTGTTGCTACGAAGACGCTCCTTCTCTGCTTCAATAGGCGCTATAAAGTTTGCCATAGCACTGTTACCAGCGTATAGATCACGAGTATACCGCCGTCCCTCAAAGGACTTCTTACCTACGTCATAGCTACTGAGACTTTCCATGTCCCAGTGATCCCCCAGATGAATGATAACGTCAGGTTTTGTAGCGGCTGCATAGCGACCGGCCCAGTATAAATGATCTACACTGTTCCCGTGTTTTACTTGAGTATCAGGTATTACTAAGTGTCTAGTCATTGCTTTTTACTCCATCCGACAGGGCAGGTTTCTGCGGTGTACCATACAAATCCCTGTTTGTCTGCCCACTCTTGCATTGTGTATCTTGTCCCGTCAGCTCTACGTCTTGCTCCGGGCATGGCTGTTCTTGGGTTTTGGAAGACAAAGACCAGCTCCTCCTTCTCGCCAAGGCATCGGCT